AACTTTACCTCTATCGACCAATGGCCAAACCGTGAAAATACGGTACAGGTGGTTTCGTATTACAAGAAAACCGACGGCGGTGTGGAATATTACAAGATATGCGGAAACAAGGTACTCGAAAACATGGTATTGCCGATAAAGTTTATTCCTATAGTACGTTTTTCCGGTTACGAAAAGTACAACAACGGAAATACCGAATATTGCGGTATCGTGGACAAGACCTGGACCTTGCAGCTCGGTTTGAACATGGCTTACAGTTCGCTCATGGAACGCGCGAACAGGTCTATAAAGGCGAATATCATAGCTTCTACCAAGGCGATAGAAAATCTCGACAAGTATTACGAAAAGAAGGAAGACGAAGACGGTTCGATTATAGCCTATAATGACGGTGCCCCAGCGCCGATTCCGTTAGTAGAACAATTCCAGACGGCGGATCTTCAGCAGATTATACAGACGTCCAAGGAAGCCATCGCCGATGTCGTGGGTATTCCCTTGGCCGGTATTCTCGGTTCGGAAGACAAGACCGCGACTGAAATCCTGGTACAGCAGACGAACAAGGAATCTAACGTGGCCGTATTTTATGACAATGCTTACAAGGCCAGCAGGACGGTTTCCAGAATAATAATTGAATTGCTGAACGGCGGTAACGATATCCGTTTCGAACTTGAAAACGGCCCGTCCGTGATTACCAACAACATAAAGCACAGACAGGAACTTCAGTCCATAGCCGGACTCATGCCGGCAGAAATGCAGCCGCTCGTAGCCGTACATATGTGCGATACGATCGATTCCAATTTCGTAGAATCCATAAAGCGCGATATCATAGCCAACCTCGATACCAATATCAAGCTTACGACCGAAGCGGAAGACCCGGTAGCCATCCATCAGATGAAACAGATGCAGGGTATAGTCGACCAGACGATGAACCAGGTAGACATGCTCAGTAAGGAAAACGAAGAACTCAGACAGCAGCTCGCGGCTATGTCCTTGGCCGTCCAGAATCAGAAGGAAAAGAACCTGCTTGATTACCAGAAACATGTCGACCGTATGCAGCTCGACGCGGCCAAGCTGAATCTCGAAGCAGAAAAGCAGGATGTCGAACTGAATCTGGATATAATGGACAAACAGACCGAAGCCGCTAAAGAAGCGCTCGAAATAGAGGAAAAGAAGCTCGATATAGTCGAAAAATCCATGAACGGAGGTTTCTAACATGAAATTCAATATCGGTTTCGGTACACGTAACGCCTTGCTGAACAATTCCAATTCCGAAGCGGCTTACCGTCAGGATCCGGTCGAACACGACAAGATGATTCACAAATACGAACAACCGGGTCAGTCGCCGGCTGAACTGCTCGCGGCTGCCGAAAAAGGACTGGAAGAAGAGAAGGCCAACCCCAAATACTGGGATGACGAATTCCCGAGGCGCGATATAAACGAAAGTTCGTCCTGGATCGACGAAATCGAATATCTGCCGTCCTTGGGTATAGTCGTGATGAAGACGAACGGTAACGAATATTACTACCCGATGACTGCCAACGAGGTAGGTGACTGGATTACGTCCGATTCTCTCGGCGGGTACTATAACAGAAATGTAAAATTGAAAAAATAGAAGGTAAACAATATATGAGGATTTTCGACAACAGCCAGAATTGGCTCGATCTTGAAGGACAGCCGCTAATCGGTCGTCTGACTTTCTATAAGCTTCATACTTCGGAACTCGCGACTATTTACAACGTCGAGGGTACGCCGATGGCCAATCCGGTATATACCAACCAGGTAGGCCAGACTGTATTCCAGGTTTTCCTCGCGGATGACGAGGACTATACGGTAAAATTCGAAAAATATATCGGCAACGGTATAATGGTTTCCGATAACGACGAACAGAATTGGCTTTTCCAGTACAGCAACGACAATACGGCCATAAAATACGTTATCGATATCGAATCCGACGCCTTGCAATCCGTAAATAACATTACTGACCTCAGAAATCTGCATATAGACGAAGTGGAAGTCCGCGACGGTAACAAGTATATCATGCTGCTCGGCTATAACGAACCGTGCGACAAGCCGTTCGTATGCTATAAATGGGATCCGGATTCAGTCGACAACGACAACGGCGGTTCGGTTATTATGTCGAACAACGTTTTTATCGGTAGATGGAAGCTTCTGAATCAGTTCGACCTGAACGGTGTCGACATACGTCATTTCGGCGTATTCGGCGCGATTACCCCGTCCTCGATCAATCCGTCTATGTCCGTCAGTATAGCGACAGCCGCCGCGTATGCGGTTTCTATCGGTTTACCGGTTTATTTTCCGTCGTCCCCTGATAACGACCTCGTATATTACTCTATTACCAACGATACGATCGTAAATCCGGTATTCGGCGAGAATACCAGGGTGGTTTGCGGTAACGCTTCTTCTGCATATCTTATTGTACGCGAATACGTCAATAACCATATTTCTTGTTATGAAACTTCGGATTACAGGGGTATCATACATTTACGCGGTCCGGTGGTCAGGACTTCGTGGGCACAGAACGTAAACCGTCCGATCGTCTATTTCGAACCTGATACCCGGCTCATTTACGATGCCGATATTCCGTCCAACAATACCAATCGTACTTTCCAGGATATACAGATAGAATTCACTACTGTTTCGACTACCCCTCTCGATATTACGAACTGTGATCTGGTTTCTTACAGGAAAATCGGTAACGGCTGCAGCTTTACCGACTGCATACTGAAACAGAGCTATTTCGTTTCCGGTATTCCGACCGCGACCGTAACCGACTGTCAGGTAAATATAGTCGACTGGGACAATATACCGGCTTATTTCGACTTGAAACGACAGATGAACCAGGTAGTCGACTGCGGCGGCAAGGAAGTTTTCGGCCGAGCCGGTGTCGACTGGGATAATGATAACCTCACTATAGAAAATGCGGTATTTTCCGATTGGGAAATCCCCGCCGGTGTGAAAAACCTCAGGCTGAATAAATGTAAGGGAAGTATTACGTCCGTCGCCGCGGACTATGCACTAGAACGTTTCTATGTGTATGATACCGACGGAGGCAGTTTGTCTATAACATGCCCGATAGGTGACGGAACTCACTGGGTGTATTTCGACGCGTGGGACAACGCGGTAATCAATTTCGATTCCGGTCTGGATGAATATTTTAGAAATTTGACTATATCCGATTCGTCTATTTTGGGTAGCGTATCCGATAGTCCTAGACTTATTATTTTTTCCAAAATGACGGCAAATAAGGCGACAATATTAGGTTTCACTATTGTTTCTGATACAGTGGAAGTAACCGATTCCGATATAGCATCGTCATTTATATCCGTATGGAACGAGGACGCGACTTCGTTAGAGACTTCTGCATATTTCGAAAATTGTCTTATTGATCAAGGTACAGCGATACATATTCGTCCGTCGCAGTTCAATAACGGCGGCGTATTGACTACCTATATATCGTGCGTGTTCAACAATAACCGCTTTATGAACGAATCCTATATACATCTTATAGCTCATGGTAGTCACGTCGTGTTGTTAGACAGCTCGTTTACTTCTAACAATTCGAACGACATCGCGAATTTTATCAAAAAAGACGAAGATAATGGTTCGTTCGAAACCGATGAAACCAAGCACGAATACATATATGAAGGCAACGTGGGGGCAAATACTCTTCAGAAAATGGAAGCCAAGTGGCTCGACCGTGATATCACGTATGTCGGTGGTTCAAATACCGGCGCGGCCAAATCAGTATACAGCCAGTTCGACGGATTTACATATTATCTGAAAACGTCGTATCTTCACAATGCAGACGTTACTGGTTACGATTATGACTGTTATCTTACCAAATGTCAATTCTTCAGCATGGGTACTGATAACATATCGTTAGTATTGAAATCGACAATACCGAATACGATGACCACGGGAGGCGTATTTACCCCGATATATGCGTCTTCTCGTATAATAATAATCGATACGGTCGAATACTGGTCGAATAACGGCAATACCAGACGTCCTAAGGGTCTAGTTCATGATCACGATTTCGAATGGAAGGTAGTGGGCGGCAACGACTTTATCATAAACATAGACGGCGGAAACATGCCGATCAACCCCGGTACGGCAATACCGGTCAGTTTCGAACTTTCCAGGGTAAGCAACACCTAATTTTATATGGAAGTCCGAAATATGTGGGCTCGCATGTTCCTTGGCGGCGACCGTGCTTTGCAAGCATAGTGAGAAGAGTTCGATCCTCTTCGGGTCCATGAAAAAATACGACTAATTTTATATAGAAACCGAACGGGACGGTTTCGAAGTTTATAATTTCCCGGTCAATAAGGATTCATTTATGATGAATATCGATCAAATCAACGAATATCTGGAAAAGAAACACGAAAACGAAAACCGTGAAGATATCGTCGATACGAAGAAACCCGAGGCGGAAATCGCGTCGGCTAACGCGAAGGAAACCGAGGTGCAGGAAACTGATACGGATAAGGTTACCGAAGACAATAATACTGCCGGTTCGGATGTCGAAAAGAAGGAAGAGGAAAAGACAAAGCCAGTCGAAGTACAGACGCCGGAAAATAAGACAGAAGAAAGTAAGGAAAAGCCGAAAGAAAATCCTAAAAAGGAATATTCCAAACAGGAAAAAATCGATTTCGCTTTTCAGAAAGAAAAAGCTAAACGTAAGAAGCTAGAAGCCAGAATCAAGGAACTCGAGGAAGAAAACAAGAAGTACAAGGGTTTGAAACTGGAAGACTTCAAGAACGACAGCGAACAGTTTACCAACTATTTGGTCGACCAGAAAATAAGGGAAATAGAAAAGAAAAGACTGGAAGACGAATATAGGACGTCCAAAATGATGGAAGCCGAAGAGGTAAACCGCCAGCGGATCGCCGAATGTTTTCCGGATGAAGTCGAACAGTCCAAGTATAACGAACTCGTAACCAAGAACGGTAAAAATTTCGTAGAACTTCTGGACGAGAAAGACCCCGATCAGGTAGTTTTGGGATTCCTGGACGACAGCCCGATTTCGCCGCTTCTGATTCGAATCATGATGACGAACAAGGAATACAGGGACGAAGTCCTCGGTAAATCCTCGCCATATGCAAGACAGAGCGCGATGGAACGTTTAGAACAGAAAGTATTATGGGCAAGACAACAACTGGCCAACAAGGTCAAGAAGGAACAGCAGGAAACGACGGAACAAAAGCCGCAGAAGCCTCAGATTCCGGTAGTCGGGTCCGTAACCCAGTCAGATCCGTCCAACGGCAGCGTAATCAAGGATTACAACGCCGAACTGGAAAGACTGAACAAACAAAGAAAATATCAAACGTCATAAAACAGGTCTTATATTGACCAAAGGAAACAAATTATGCCAAATACAATCAAAACCAACAGTCTTACTGAACTCGTGGCCATCCGCGCCGCAGAATCCGCCGCTTATCTTACCGTCGGTTCCAAGAAGTATTTCAAGGACCAGCTTATCGGCAAGCGTAATGGCCAGACCTATAAGTTCGTTATCCGCGATACGGGCGAAGCTGTCAACAGCCTTGCAGCCGACGTTTCCAACGACAAGATCACGATCGTCGAACGCGAAGTTCCGTTTACCCTCGACCCGTGGCATGTCATGGTCGAAACCAACGCAATCGAATCCGTGACTTCTTTGAACTGGGACAACGAAGTGGCCCAGCCTAACGGACAGAAGCTCGCCAACGCCGCAGTGAAGAAGGTCCTGAATTCCGATATCGGTAAGGCAGGTACTGCTTTCATAGGTTCCGGTTTCGCCCCGCTCGCCCGTGCAAGCGCCCATCTGAATTCTATCACTTCTGAAGAGCTTTTCGGCTTCTGTGATCCGAACGTCGAAGCTATCCTTACGTCCAACGGCCAGCAATTCGTTCCGGTCGACGCCCCGGCAATGTATTCCAAGGGTCTGCTCGGTAAGTTCCACGGTGTGGAATATCGCGCACAGCGCTTCTTCCCGTCCGTCGTGATCAATACCGGTACGCAGTTCGATAACGGCGCGGTTACGGTTACGTCCTATACCGCCGGTACTTCTTACGATACCATGGTCCTCGGTGCAACTACCCTTACCGCTTCTATCAAGCGCGGTACGCCGCTTTTCCTCGAAGGTGTTTACGCATGCGATACTGTCGGCGACCCGACTGCCAACGAACATGCTTTCATCGTCCTCGAAGACGCGACTGCGTCCAGCAACGCTATTACCGTGAAGGTAGCACATATCGATCTTTCCAACTCTACCCGCGATATCGCGAAGGCTGACGGTTCCGACTGGACCGCCGCAACTCTCGCCGGCCTCGCAGTAGCTGTTCCGGAAGACGGTAAGTATTTCATGGGTATTGTCCGTGCTAACGGCGCAATGGAATTCGAAACTCTCGACAAGCTCGATGCTGCCGGTGCCGATTACGAAAAGCAGTCCGTCGGTGGACTCAACGTTCATCAGAACCGCCTCGTCGACCTCGAACAGATGACTAACTACACTAGGTGGGATGTCGTTACGCTCGCGGGTATTATTGACGGCCGTGCAGTTTCTGTATTCTACGTCAAGTAAGCCGGATATCATAAACCAAATATAAAAAGGATCGTCGGTATTATTCCGGCGGTCCTTTGTCATTTAGGAGAAAAATAAACTTTACTATATATTTATAAAAAAGTAGTCATCCTGGTATATAACGTAGAGGTCCAAAGGTTTGTTCGTTTCATAACTGAAAACATACCGGGATGACTACCTAATAAAAAATTCATAAAAGCAAAACATGAAAAACAATAATACATAAATGAATATTTTCATATCGTCTATAGTTATTATCGGTCTATCTTCTGTTTTTTCGCTATTTTCTATCTTTTCACTATTTTCTGACTTATTACGGAAATATTCGTCGCAATAGTCGATGCAATACCAGCTGCCGAATAACGAAACAAATCCTAACACGGTATACCAACCATCCCATGTCATGAGGGCTATGCAGCCCATGAAGGTTCCAAATCCGGTAGCTATCAAGAATAATGTGCGCAATTTGTTTATCATAACGGACCTCTCTTTTATCGTTACTTCTATAATATATATAATATTTCTGTGAAGTGATTCGCTTTTTTCGCTATTTTTTATTTGCGGAATTTACAACGACGCGGTATATGGTAGTTACCATGTGGACACGGTCGACTACCCTTATTTCCGGCAGGGGGAATACCGTTCCGGACAGTTCGATATCGTTATTTTTCGATTCCCATATTCTTTTATTGCCAGTAAGCCTTTTCCAAATACGGTCTAGGGCCAATATACTTCTAACGTTTCTTATTTTCGTTTTCATACTGTATTTCCAAATCGTGAAGGAATAACCTCGGCGAAACGTAGTCGTTTATAC